GTTTCCCAGTCACGATCTAATTCTAATTGTTCCTTCAACGGAAGCTGTGCAACAAATTTCATATGTTTCCATGTACGATAGTGATTCGGAATAGATTGAGAAGTAAGAATACTTCCACAAATATTACATTTAAATTTATCTTCCTTTTTAGTTTTCTCTTCTCCTTTTCTAGGTCTTCCTCCAGGCATTCTTATATTACTTATTGAAATAATATTAGAATTCACTGTGAATGGAATCATCTTCTTCCATTCTGGCTAATCTTTGGCTTAATCGGGATTTTGGCATCATTTTTCCACCTTGTAATCCGGCTCCAACAACTTTTCCTCCTCTGCCTCCTACTCCGAGAACTTTACGTCCAACAGTAGCAAATGGGGCAACTTCAGGAATCATTTGAGCTACATCAGCAGCGGCACTTAAAATAGGTTTTGCTTGTCTATAAATATCAGAAGCTTTACTAAAGAATTTTCTTACACCTTGCATAAAATTGGATTTACCTCCATAAATAGATTTGATTGTGTTGTAATCAGCTTCAGGCATTTGTGCACTGTCAAGAATATTTCGATCAGAAAGAACACCAATATTTTGAACAGTAAGATTGTTTGCAATTGTAACGACTCCCTCATTTACGAGAACAATGTACAAGGAATAGGTGTAGTTCGCTTCTCCAGCAGGACGAAGATCGGTAAAATCAGCATTTACTTGTAACATATATTCTCCTAATTTACCTGGGGCATCTAATTGTTGTTGTGGTAAATCTTGACCATAATCAACACACAAAATACTTCCAACTCCACCAATAAAACTTGGAGGATTGTTTCCGTCAAGAAGACCACTAGTAGAAACACCATTAGGAATAGCAGCGCCACTCCATTGTGACCAACTGAGTTTACATCCATTTCTCACACTCATACGGTACAAGTCTTGAGGTCGGGCAGTAGAAAGTAATGCACTCTGATTAGCATAATCAATTTGAACTCCTCTAATAAAAGCAAAAGTATCTGTAGTAGAAATTGCATTAGCAACACTTGAGTTTTGTTCAGTTCTAGAACGTTTAGCATAAATATACATACGTGATGGAATAGAATTTAATTTAATTGCATTTGATCTAATTGAAAAGTTAGCTCCAGGAGCAATTCCAGCTGCTTCTAAAGTAAAACGTTCAAGATTGAAAAATGGGTAAGTAACTGAAGCAGGGATATCAGCAAGTAATTGAGGAGTTAGATAGTTAACAAGTAATTCTGGAGCAGTATCTAAACTTAAAACAACACTAGAAATAGTATTTGCAGCAGAAGCATCGTGACACCATAAACGAGCTTGGTTATTAAGATTCAATTCAACTTCGAGATTATTAATATGGATAAATCCAGATTCTTCACCACATCCAAAAATCAAAGGAGATAAGAACAAAGGTTCACAAAATTCAAAAACAATTTCAGAAGTATTAGCATCGACAGCATTAGTAAAAGACAAAATGGGATATGCACCTCTGGGATTGGTATAGGCATTACTCGATTCATATTTAGAAAAAGCGTTACGAATAGAAGCAGGCTTAGTTGAGTAAGAAGAGTATTGATCTTGTTGAGCAGGGAAAGTAGAATATTCCATGTCATCATCTTCTTGATAAGTATAATACCTAAATAATTGTGGGAAAACATCATTTGCATTAACAGTAAAATTGGTGTTATTTATACTTAATTTCAAAGAACTAGTAATAGAAGCTAAAGGGAAAGCACGAATACAATCAGTAACACCATAATCAATAAGAGGAGCACCAGGGGTATTATTAACTCCCGTGATAGTGATACGCGGTCTCCATCGGACGCAGAGTTTACGATCAATAATTGTTCTGTCAGACGGAGGAACGGCAGAGAAATTAATTTCATTATTTGAGTAAGAGGTTGAGACAACAGGTCTAAATGAATTTTGTTGTGCACCTTTATGAACCGTATAGACTCTTTTAGAATCAATTTTAACTCTAGGATCACGAGTGATTAATGTTTCAAGAGGTTCAGCTGAATAAGACATAATTATATATATAATCGAGATTATTTATTTAATTACGCTTTTCTTCCTAAACATAAATTTTATAGTAATTGATTTGAAAGGTGGTATATCGATAGGAATTAATTCTTGAGTTTGAGTTTCCCAATATACTTGGATATCGAATTTTCTTAAAGGTATCTCTCCAAGTAAATCAGTCAATTTATATTCTGCACTTGGTGCATATTGTAAAGTTTCTCTTGGATTCTGGCTTCCTCCAATAAGAGGCTCAAAATCTGTTAAAATACTCCTAAAAATATTTGTTCCATCACCTCCTAAACTAGAAATATATTCAGACTTAACTGGAACTAAATGAGTAGTAAATACAACTTTTCTAATAGATGACCATAAATCTAAGCCTTGGGTTTCTTGTTTCATTTCAAATACAGCTGGAGGTCCAGCACTAATTGTGTTATTACCTGTATCCTCAATCATAAATCTAAAATCTCTAAAATCTGCGTTATTCCATCCTCTAAAGAATGCTTTAAAATATTCAAAATAAGTAAAAAGGTTACCATTAACCCATATTTGGATATTTCCTGGTACTCCTTCTAAATAACCAGCATCTGCACGTAAAGCCATCAATTTAGTATCAGCATCATAAACGAACATTGGAGCCACTGACCCAGCTGGAGGTGCAGCTAACCCAGCAAAAGAAGTAGCTAACGCCGCATTAATTAAATCTAAAAATGCTTGATATGAAAAAATTTGAGGACGCTCTTCATTTGTAGCCAAAGGAACATATACCACAGGAGTAGTTACAAAATCTCCTGCATTAATGAATAAAGTAACTTGAAAGAAAGTATTATCAGGAACTCCATTGGTATTTGGCCAAACAAAAATTGGAACTGTTGCCATAGGAATTTCGAAACGAGTAATACTTAAATGATAATCCTTAGGGATGTAAACGATAGGCTCAGTACGTTCTTCCAAAAATTCAGCTCTTCTCGCCACCGGCGTGCCATTATATATAGTTACGTTATAATAAATATGATCATCTTGAAATCTAACATACGAACGGCTTGACATTTATATTAATAGTCTATATTTTATTGCGAAGATTAGTTACAGCTGTTATTAGCCAATCCATATCCATCCCAGCATCTTCATAAGGTTGAAACAGGTCAATAAATTCATCTAAATTCAAATCTTTTACCAACAATCTGAATCCACACCATCTTCCACAACTAGAAACATTTTTTGCAAATTTTTGAAAAGGATAATGATTGTATTCAATTTGGTAAGGAGTCGCTAAAAGCATTGCAGTTAAATAAGGATAATATTCGCCATTTTCTCTTCTAAATTCTTCTGTAACGAATGCAAATTCATCATCAGGCATAAGCCCATAAGGATCAAAAAATTCAATTGTATTTCTATCAGTAACAAAGAAGCAACACCAATGGCCATAATCTTTTTTCGTTTCATAAAGTACAATGCAAGCACCATATTTTCCCATTGCTTGTTCAATATTATCGTAGTCAGCTAATTCTGAATAAGTAATAAGATTGGCTTTGTTTCCACATATTTTTAGTACTTCTTTATTACTTAACGCTTTATCAACTAATTTTTGTATTCGGTTATATTCCATATCTATTAAATGATAAAATTAATTTAATAGATAGCAGCCTGTTTGGTAAATAATTGCTTGAGGAAAGGTTTTCTTAAAAGTAACCCATCGTGATGGTAATTTTAAAATTTTATCGATTTCTGGTTTGGGTAAACCTCCGTATTCTTTCAAAAATCTTGTAATATGATAAGCTGTTCCAGAATTTGGAAAGAAAGTACAATGAGTACATTCGTTTAATAATGTTCTTGTTTGTTTATAATTCATAAGTTGATGTGATGTGCAGACCATGTAAACATTTTCGTGACGTCCAGTTTCTAACAAATCATCACGCAAGCTTTGGATTTCGGCTGCAATCTTTTTATTGCGAATCGTGTCAATATCATCGAAAATCGCAAGGCAATCGCCGAGATCTTCTGGTTGAATCGGTTCTTCCACGATACTTTCATCTATAGGTACGTAAGATATGGGTAATTTAGAAAAGGCACTATCTTTTTTTGGTTTTAATCTACTGAACATGAATAGTTCTGATTCGGGAAACATTTTCTTAAACTGTTGTGCATATTTAGCAGCAAAACTTGATTTTCCTGAATTAGATGGTCCAGCTACATAATGCATATCTCTTGTGTCTTTTCCGGGTAATGGGATAACTTGTCCATCAGCTACAATTATTTCTTTTCCTAATTTATCATCGTAAAGTTTTTGGGCTTCTTCATACATTTCTTCTAACTCCTCATCGATTTCTTCTTTATTCTTTTTCATGGCTCTTCTAATTTTTTCAACTTGTTTAAACTTGAGTCTTTTCTTATTTCTCATAAAGTCATCTTCAATTAATTCGAAAGGATCATTAGGAGCAGTTTCTTCTTTAGCGGCAGTTTCCGAGATTCTAATTTTCTTTCCGTTGTGTTCACCACCTTTTATTTTTGCAATAGCTTTACCTTCTGTAAATGATAGCATTATACATTTATAGAAGATTTTTTAAATTTCTAAAACTTTTTCATCTTCGGGACGGAATCCTTTTTTGGGAATTAGCTCAATTTTTAATTCGTGAGTTCTGAGAAATTCATGAATAAGTTCAGTTACCAATCGTTTTCCATATTCTAATTCATTTCCATTAAGTGCATCAGGATTATTTTGTTTAACTTCAGTAACAACTTCATGGGCCATTTGAGCAGCAGCATCGAGAGCAGGGGTAGTTGACATTCTATATTATTAGAAAAGTTTTTAAATTTTAAAAAAATTTTATATTTTCTCAAGTTCTCTCACTACCCTCTTCAAGTATCTTATTTCTTTCGGGATGATAAGCCTCACATCTGCACCTTTATTCAAGATTTTATCATTCCATCTCATAAATTTATCATGAGCTTTAGAAGTTTTGGATATTAATTTTCCAACATTAACTTCATTATCTTTGACACTATTGAGATATTTAAATAGTAAGAAATGAAGTTGTAGAAATAATTCTTTGAGCGCAGCTTGACGAGGAAGTAAGTCGTCTAGAACCGCAACAACATCCATAATTTGTGGTAAAGCTCTTCCTAATATTTGAAGCTGTTCAGTCATCTACTATAACGTGATATTTTTTAGAATCTCAAAAAAAACTTACTATTTTACTGGGAATTAATAAGTTTTTTTCAATTTTTAAAAAGATTTCCTTACATAGAATGGTAGTATTTAGATGCAACTTGCATGGCTTCTTTGTAGCTCATTCCAGGATTTCTGGCACGAACATCTTTAATGGTATCAATCCAAGCACTTCCTCCTTTTCCTTTCTTTTTCTTTACGACTTTCTTTTTAGCAGCTTTGGAGCCTGACATTTTCTTTTTCTTTGCTTTTTCGCCAGCTTTGTAAGCTTTAGCACAACTCTTCAATGCACTATTCCATTGTTTTCTAGTTCCTCCTCCAAGAGCGAGTGCAGATCCTTCAACTAAATCCATGTAATCATCCATTTCTAAAGCTTTACCTTTCTTTTTCTTAACAACTTTTTTCTTTTTAGCAGCGACTTTCTTTTTCTTAGCTTTTTCACCAGCCTTGTAAACTTTAGCGCAATCTTTTAATGCACGTTTCCATTGAGCTCTGGTACCTCCTCCAAGAGCCATTGCACCACATCCACAACACATATTTCCACCACGGCCTTTACAATCACAACAGTCAGTTAATGCATTTCCGTAAATTCCAGATCCTTTACGTTTTGCGACTTGGATTTTATAATCACGTGCATCATATCCAGCTTGTCCTAAACAATCTTCAGCACAATCTTGAAGACGAGCTTCTCTTTCTTCTGGGGTCAATCTTACTAGTGGAATATCATCATCGTCATCGATAAAAGGATCATCGGGAAGAATTATTTCTTCTTCTTCTACCATTCTCTTTTTCTTTGGAGCCACACGTTTCTTAACTTTTTTACCAGTTCTTCCTTTAATAGTAGCTTGAGCAGTAGCTAAAGTTTTCTTGGTAACTTTACCTTTTGGCATCCATTTCTTAGCCAAAGTTCCGTCTAAATATCTTTGAAGAAAAGTTTTGTATTTCATTTTCCTTTTAACTCCTCTTCTGGTAGCATCTAAAACATACTTTCCATAAGCTTCGGAAAGATTAGTTCCAATACCTCCAAGTGCCAAAGCTTCACCTTCTAGAAAAGGATGTTGATATGTTTCAAACATTTTACTGGTACCTTTTGGCATAGATCTTTTTGCATAAGCTTTACCTCCAATCATGTAAGGATTAAGGTCGGGACCTCCCTCCTCATTGTGCACAATAATTTCATTGAGAATTCCTCTCATCCGATTCTTTAAAGCTTGTGAATCCATTTATATAATTAAGCAAGATAATTAGTTTAATTATATCGGTATTCCATAATATCAGGTAAATAATTTCTTGGAGGAGGCAACATGTTATAACTATTCAAGTATTTTATAGTTTCCTTTTCGATAACTTCTGATAATTTAGTCTTAAACATTTTTAGTAAAGCTCCTAACTTTTCTCTAGTTCTTAAAGTTAACGGAACTTCCAGAACTTTACGGAAACCATCCAAAGTTCTGTACCAAACTGCACTGGGAATTTTAAATTGGACAACATTCGCCAATCGACCTTTCATATTACTTAATTCTTTTCTAATAAATTCTTGAGGAATTACGCCTTCAGCTTTCTCCATCATTGTCATTAAAACATCGATATCACTTTTAATTTGGTAAAGTAAAGAAATATTTGATCGAATTAATGGAGTGAATATTTTAAGAATTTTATTATCATTTTGAGCCCGAGCAGTGCTCCAAATACGCTTAGCCATTTTGAAAGGGTTGAAGAAAACTTTATTGTAATAGAGTTTTTCAATATTTTCCTTGATATTTTTTTCGAAGTTCTGTCCTCGATCGCCTTCAAGGTTGAGATTTCCAATTTTTTTACCATCTTCGTCATATACTTCTACAACAAAGAAATTTGTAACTTCCATATATCTTCCTTCTAATGGAGCTAATACATCAATTTTAACCATGGTTTTATCCAATAAAGCTTTTGGTAAACTAACTTTTCTTCCTGCAGATAATTCCTTATAGCCTTGAAGTATTTCTTTAGCATCCCATCTTAAAACTTGTTTTTGACGTAAAAGTTCTTTCAAAACATTGTAATTATCAATTGTCATTTTGCTCATTAAAAGATCTTTAACTTCATTGTAAAATTTATCATCGGAAATTCCAGCTTGGTAAAGATCTTCATTTTCTTGTCTAATTTCATTTGGATCGAACTCAAAGAATTGACCATTTTGTAAATAACCTAAATTCCAATCGTAAGCATGATCTAATCCCGCTTTAATTTCACTGAAGAAATATCCGCTTTGATTAAGAACTTTTTGAGTAATTTTAGTTAAATATCCAGCCATTTTTAAAGCTGCAGCTTCTGGAGAACAACATAATTCAACAGTTTCTTCTAAATCTAAATCACCTGGAAATGGTTGAGCTTTGTAAACCGCACTTCCAAAAGGTCTCACTTTAGATTTATTTATTGCCAATACTCCCATTGCTTCCTTAGCTTTTGCTGAATAACTTTCTGGAATTCTAACTTTTTTGTATAATTCTCCATATTCTGGTGCTGGATAAATGGCAGGATCTCCCACAAATGGTTCAGCGTAAGGTTTACGCATATCATAAAAAATTAAGGAAGATCCTTTTACAGATTTAACTAAACCAGATCCTTCAGCTAATCCTAATCGTTCTCTTCTTTTTCTTGCTGCTTCTGCTACTGCGGAGGCTACTTCACCTATTCCTGGTGGGCCAGCTGGTTTTTCTGCAGCAGCTTCTTGTTGTTTTTGTTTAGCTTCACGTCTCTTTCTCATTTCTTCTCTTTCTTCTTCTGTTAAAACTTTAGCTTCTGGAGCGGTAGGAGGAATAAGAGGAGCACTTGGAGCTGCGGGTGCTACTTCCATGGCTGGAGCTAAAGTTTGGCCTGGTAAAATTGTTGGGACTGCCATTGGAAGACGAATAGCTTCTCTTTTCTCACATTTATCCAATTGATCTTTTAATAAAGAAATAATATCATTTTTGCATGCATGAAGTTCGCTCATTAATTCACTCTGAGGAATCAATTCTCGAGAAAGTTTTTGCTCTGTCTCTTCAAATGGATCTTCGTCGGTAATCAAGGGAAATGCTTCGTGAAAAGGTTTTTTTTTTGAATTTCTTCAGATCCCATTCTAGCTACCACATCTTTGAAAGAATAGGCAGGTAATTTTTTCATAATTTTAGTAAATTGCTTAAAATCTAATTTTGGTTCTTCACCCATGCGGCTTCGATATGTTCTCACAAATGAAGCATACTGAGCAGTTAATTCTGTACCTAAACCGTATTTAATCATTTATATAATTACATACGATTAAATATTCCAAGTGTAAGTTGTTTCTTGTATCTCTAAGGCGTTTGTATTAGCAAAATTATCACCATTGGCATTTGAATAAAATTCTAATAAGGACCCTGTATATACTAAAAGCCCTGAAGAATAAACTGCATTACTTCTACTTCTATTAACAATAGATTGAAAAGGACCAGCAGGTAACATGGAAGATGGAATGGGATTACCTCCTCCTACTAATTGTAAATCTACCTTACCAGCGCTTCCTGATCCTGAAAATACTAATGAACTGGGACGCATTGTGACAACATTTCCTACCCTAACAAATTTAATAGTTGCAGGGATAGCAGATGAAAGGGCTGAACTAACCCATTCACCAGAAACTGATTGTTCTTCATAAAGATCTAATTGGGATGAACCAACTGCAATTGAGTTTACCACTAAATTCGCCCATGGTTTATATTGAGACGTTAAAAGTTCTGAGACTGACATTGTATAATATTTAATTAGATTTAAATATTATAAGAAATAGTACCCGGTCTAATACCATTGGCTCCTGCAGCTAAAGGAAAAACAGATCCAGTAGCATCAATTCCAAAAGTAGCTACTCCATTAGTTCCTAAAAGTAATCTTCCAAATAAAATACCTCCATTGGCTTCAACTCGGGTAGGAATAGTTAATCCAGCAGCTGGTCTATCTTCAGCAGCCAATAAAATTCCAGGAGTTGCTGTATTTTCTAAAATAATAGTTCCTGCACCTGCTGGGACTGATGACACATCACCTTCCCATGTAACTGTGACTGTATTTCCAATTCTGCTTATTTTAACATCAAAAGTAGCGG